TTATATCAAATCTTTCTCCATAAATGCAACCACTTCCACTTGTTTTGATGGGTATAAATGACTATAAGTGTTTAACGTCGTTGCTACATCTGAATGACCTAGACGTTGAGCTACAACAAGCGGGCTAACACCCCTATTTATTAAATAAGATGCATGTGAATGTCTGAATTCATGTAATAAAATTCTTTTAATACCAGCATTGATTATATACTTGTTGTATTTCATATCTAAGGTGGAAGTTGCAATGCTATTATAAAATTCACCAAATACAACGTAATCATTCTTTATGGGAGCTTTTACAGTTGATTGCTCTTTTAATAGTTTTAATAAATCTATAATTAAAGATGGTAACATGATAGTTCGATTGGATGCTTTTGTTTTTGGTTGTGTAATTTGTCTATTATAATCTGTTTTATTAATGTTAATTGCTTTTTTCTCAAAATTAATATCTTCCCAAGTTAGGGCTAGCAGTTCCCCCTTCCTAGCACCACTGTAATAAAGCGTTGAAAAAAAAGCTTTGTACATAGGGTCATCTACAACGCTTATAAATTTCTTGAACTCTTCAAACTCCCAAAAGTTCATTCTTTTATTTGATTCAACCTCGAAGTTTCCAGCAATTCGTGCAGGATTACTTGTTACACCATGGAACTTTATTGCAAAATTAAATATTGCTGAAAGTACAGTGTGAATTTTTTTTAAGTATTCAGCTGAATATTTATTAATAATTTTATTCTGATAATTCATCACATGTTTTGTAGTAATTTGATCCATTTTTAGTTTGCCAAATTCCTTTACTAGGTGGTTATAAATAGCGTATTTTATTACATGTATGGAAGACTGTTTTCTCCTTTGACAATACCAATCAAAATAGCTATCAGCCACTTGAGTAAACGTCAAGCTAGAGTTCGTTTCTTTTTCAACCAACATTTTTGCTTCCGCTTCACGTGCTTCCTTTTTCGTTTTAAACCCCCGACGTTTTACTTGTTTTTGAGTGCCATCAAATTGACGGACTCTGACAACGAAGAAATAGGTTCCACGTTCTTTATCTTTGTAGATCACCATAGGAATCCCTCCTGTATATATAAAGATTGATAATTCAATTTATTGGGTAGATTATAACTTGTTTGTGACCAAAAGAAAAGGCCCTCAAAATAAATTGAGAGCCTTTCTTCGACTTGAACCACTTTAATTTTAATAACATTTTAACCCATATAGAAAAATCTTAAACCTGTATATATTATAACATACAATTTACGACAATTTTTGAGAAAATTTTTTTGAAGATTTCAGATTGGTTGGGTAAAAAATGTAGAATTGGATTGTTTTACATTCAAACAATTAAAATAAAACATGAAATGAATGACTATTCAATAAAATTTGTTTATTTTTTGTATTTGAACTTGAGAAATATGAAGAATGGGTGTTCGGTAAGAGGTGTTCATGTTATAATCGTGTCGAAATAAGTGTAAAGTAAATTGACGGAATAATAAAAATACATTTTAAACATAAAAACTCGCAGAGCGTGTGTAAGGGGTAATCCTGACAAAACCTCTCACACCGTTCATCCTAACATTACCTTAGGACAAACATTTGCATCATACGAGTTCTTCCTTAGTGTAACAAACATTCATCATTCGTAGTGCAGTTTAGAGGTTGAGAAAATAGGATGGTGGATTTTTATGTTTTAGTAAGGGAGGAATATTGTGGAAGCGACAAAAGATAAGTCGAAGAAACAATCTCAAAAAGAATTCAAACGTAATTTGATGAAAGAGTTGATGAATAGAATCAAAAAAGATATAGATGATAGGGGATTTAAAATTCGTCCGCTTGCAAAAAAAGCAGGAGTAGATCGAACAGTTATTACAGATGGTATTGTGACTTGTAAAACTGCCGAAATGAAGCTGGACACATTTATGAAAATCATAGATGTTGTTTATGAAAGATTAGAAGAACGACAAGAAGTGATACGAAGTTTTATCAAAATCGCGCAAAATGAGCTTAATATACGTAAGTCATTGGTCTATTGTCAAGGGACTGGCGAATATGATGTAATAGCAGATTTGGTAAAAATTCACCAAGGTGATCGACTATTGAATAAACATATTCGCGTTTATGAGCTATCCAATAAACGGAATCGAAACGTAAAAAAAGGGCAACCTTTAATTGATGAAATGGATAAACAACTGTTTTCAAATGATGGAGAGATTCAAGTAGTCACTAATATATTGTATGCGTTGTCTATGCATGATACTTTCAATATACGAGCTATGAACCCGTATATGAATAAGGTGGAAAAGAATTTAAGTGAGGTTCATGATGAATTCATAAATAGTTGGTTAACTATGTTTTTTGATGAAAGGATGGCATATGTTAATTTGTTCGATGACAAATTAACATTATGCCGTCAAAAATGTAACAAACTATTAAAAGAGGCAACTAATGTTCCTCTGATTTACGCAACGGGCTTATGTTGTATCGGTGAGTCTTATATGTTTGAAGACCAGCTTCTTTCGGAAAAATGGATTTCGAATAGTATCGATTATTTGGATAAACATGGAGTATCTCGAGATAGTAGGAAGTATAAAGCATTTAATACCACCTTGAACTTCCTGTATATAGAGTTTGGATTCAATCTAGACAAGATTAATTTCAACTACATAGATACTTCAGAATTAGGATATTGTATTGGATTGTACGAAGATAAGGAAAAAGGCTTAAAAATGATATATAATTTAGTGGAAGAGCGTGGTAGCTCGCCATTTACAGATTACTATATCGCTAGGATAAATGAGGATTTAGAGGGATTAGAACGAGCGTTGATCCGATTTGAAAGAGTCGCGAACTATCATTATGCGAAGGCAGTACGACGTACGATTGAATTACTAAAAAAAGAAACAGGGAAAGGTTGATGAATAATGCGAAAATTTAGTATAATATTATTAAGTGTTGCTGGTGCATTAACACTCATGTTAAACATAGGAATCATAGATAAAGAACAAGCCCTGAGTAAGCAGAAAAATAGCGATTATGTACAATATGCTAACTCTGAACCAGGTGGGTCTTGAGAATAAATAACTAATATGAAAGTCGTTGCCAGTTATAATGGTAGCGACTTTCGTGCTTTCTGGACTTGGCGGAGAATATGAACAGGTACAAAAATCCATCCGTAAAAATTTTCCATAAAATGTGAAGTAGGGAGGAAAAGGTGTTATGTTAGAGAACATGAATTTTGGGGGATGCGAAATGAAAAAAGAGGAAATCATTAAATTCTTTTTAGATACAGTTACAGAATTTGAACCTGAAAAATTAGAAGAATACATAGCGGAGATTAAAAAAAATAGCCATTCCTCATAAAAGGGGGCTATTTTTCTACTTTATTATGATGTTTATGGAGGGCTTGAGCTATTGCAAGCATCTGTTCTAAAGCCATTTCCTCTTTTTCTTTAGGCAGGGGTGCCAACCATTCCATGATTTCTTGGAATTTTTCTAATTTGTCATTTTGTATAGGGAAATCTTTTTCAATGCTTCCATAAATGTAATCGGCTGGAACTTGAAAACGTTTGATTATTTTTTCGATGGTTTCTCTACTAGGAAAAGCTTTTCCACTTTCAAATTTTGAAACAGTACCTTTTGTTAAATCAACTTCTCTTCCGAATTGTTCTTGACTCATTTTGTTATCTATACGAATTTGTTTAAGACGATCTTTCATGTGCATAAAATGGCTCCCTTTCAGAAATCTTTATTAATATTCATTTTACCATAAGGTTTCTTAATAGGAAACTTAAAAAGAGAAAAGTTGCATTGATTGAATTTTTTATAGAAAAGACTTGAAGTTGCATTGGTTGAAACATATAATGTATTTATAAGCATCATAAAGGAGAGTTTTTATGAGAAATAAATTAAAACAAACAGAACTTCAAAAAGCATTTCAGGATTCGGGCTTAAAATATCATGAATTAGCCCAAATAATTGGTGTCTCTAAATCTCATTGCTATAAGATAATTAATTGGGAAATGCGTATTTACTATGATACGGCTGTGGAAATTGCGAATGCTTTAGGGAAAGAACCATCATTGATATTTCAGAGGCGGTAAAAAATTTTGAGAATGGTGTTGCAAACAATGAAACTAAGTTTGCTTGTAAAAAATAACTTGCAATTAAGAGGTTGCACAAATCAATACGTTACAAGGAGCGATATCCATGCACAAAAATCTATACATAGCCAGAAAAGAGCAACGCATGACACAAGAGAAAGCGGCAAATTTGATTCATATTTCACCGAGAGCATATTTTGCTAAGGAACACCGTAAAAGTGACTTCACCCTAAAAGAAGCTCAGAAACTAGCAAAATATTTCAAAACAACAGTGGACGAGCTGTTTGAGAAATAGAGGGAGAGGAAGAAAGTGAAGAACGGTAAACGACCAACGAAGCGAGAGAAGATACATATTAACTTGTATAAGTTAGACCCTGACAACTGGCTGATCTATAAGAAAGCGGATGGAAACTACATTTGATTCATCGTCATACCAACTCAACACGAGTTATTTCAAGTACGTAGGGACAAAGTTCTCACTCCAAAATTTTGGAGAGGCAATTATTCATACAAGGAGAGAAATAATCATGACAAAATCAGTTCTAACAAAGGACTTACAAAAGAAACAAATACTCGATGAATTCTTACAACATTGTGAACAAAAACAAGTAGAAGCACTCAAAAAGAATGATCCTTATCAGTTTTGCATCTGGATTAAAGAAGCTAGATTAGCCCGAAGGGAATTGGCAGCACTCTATCGTGCGAAAGAGAAGTATGATGAGCAACATACACTTATAAAAGGGATTGTTCACCACTTGAAAGGTATCGGTGTGAATGCGGATGTTGTGAAGAGGGTGCATGATATTACGCTTTCAGAGGAGGGTAGCTGAATGCTAGAAAACCCAAATATCATAGGCAATCCGCACGATTCCCCGAGACAAGAATTTGAACACTATTGTAGTGATTGCGACGGTGAACTGTATTTCGGCATGACGTATTACGAATTTGAAGGGAATCTCATTTGTGAGGAATGCAATGAGAAGTTTTTAGAACGCCATGGCACGCGTTTTGTGGCAGGAGAATAAAAAAAGAACTCACGGGAATGAGTTCTCAAAAAATTTAAGGTGAAGCCAGTATAACACAGAGAGTGAGTGAAAGAAACATGCAGGCGAAAGTAGTAGCAAATACATTACATATGGATCGTAAGGCGTGGCTAGAAGCACGTAAGAAAGGATTAGGTGGTAGTGATGTGGCAGCCATTGCTGGCTTAAGTAAATGGAAATCACAAGTACAAGTGTTTCTTGAAAAAACACAAACCACCCGACAAGAGGATGCACAAAGCGAATCTGCTTATTTTGGGAATGTACTCGAAGAAGTGGTGGCACAGGAGTTTGCGAAACGTACGGGATTAAAGGTGCAACGTAGGAATGCCATTTTACAACACCCTGAGTACCCTTGGATGCTTGCAAATGTGGACAGGCTCATCGTGGGAGAAAGAATTGGATTAGAATGCAAAACAGCGTCTGAATATTTAAAAAGGGAGTGGGAAGGCGAAGAGATACCAGTCGCTTACTTACTCCAGTGTCAGCACTATATGTCGGTAACAGGGTATGAAGCATGGTGGATTGCTGTATTAATCGGTGGTAACAAATTTGTGTATAAGAAGATTGAGCGTGATGAGGATATTATCCAATACCTTATCAATATGGAACGAGACTTCTGGATAAATCATGTTGAAAAGGATGAGCCACCTATGTTTGATGGCTCAGAGGCGTCTACGAAGCTTCTGAAGCAAATGTATCCAGAATCTATAGATGCTAGCTTTATCAGCTTAGGAAAGCAGGAGGAGCTTCTCATTGAAGCGAGAGAGCAAGTAGAAAGAGAAATCAGCGTGTTAAAAGAACAAAAGGCAGAGTATGAGAACAAGTTGAAAGCGAAATTAGGTTCTCATGAGAAAGGGACAACGGAGAAGTACACTATGTATTGGACGTCCTATACAAGTAATTATTTTGACAGTAAACGGTTTAAAATAGACCATCCTGATTTATATAAAAAATACGTAAAAGAAACTATATCGAGAAAATTTATCGTGAAATAAAAAATAGGGAGCGGGTTACATATGGCTACAAATGAACAGTTGAAAAATCAATTGGCAAATCGAAAAGAAAGTGCCCCAGTTACACCAGAACAAACAGTAGAAGCATATATGAAGAAAATGGCACCGAGAATGGCGGAAGTGTTGCCAAAGCATATGAATATGGATCGCATGAACCGAATTGCGCTTACAACGATTCGGACGAACCCTAAGCTTTTAGAATGTACAATACCTTCTTTAATGGGAGCTGTGATGTCAGCTGTTCAACTGGGGTTAGAACCTAATTTATTAGGACATTGTTATTTGCTACCTTTTAAAAACAAGAAAACAAACACAATGGAAGTACAGTTTTTAATCGGATATAAGGGGATGATTGACCTCGCAAGACGGTCTGGTCATATTCAAAGTATTTACGCCCATGCTGTACATGAAAATGACGAATTCGAATATGAATTGGGCTTACATCCAAAATTGGAGCATAAGCCGTCACATAGTGATCGTGGCGCGTTTATTGGAGCGTATGCAGTGGCTCACTTTAAAGATGGTGGGTATCAAATGGAATTCATGCCGAAAAGTGAAATTGAGAAGCGCCGGAAACGTTCCGCATCCGCAAATTCTAGCTATAGCCCTTGGAGTAGTGACTATGAAGAAATGGCGAAGAAAACCGTGGTTCGTTACATGTTTAAATATTTACCAATCAGTATAGAAGTACAGACACAAGCGCAGCAAGACGAAGTGGTGCGAAAAGATATTACAGAAGAACCAGAGTTTATTGAAGTGGATCCAATCGAAGGAGAGCAGATAATAACAGAAGATGCTGGACAACAAGAATTCCCGATTGAAGGATGAACAAATCAAAGGTGCTTCTCTCTCATAATTTGTGGGAGAGGAGCACAATCCAAAGAAGAACGAAAGTGTTCTATCGCAAGATATATACAGGCTGGGTATCCAAACTATCGAATTGAAAAAGTTATTGTGGAACACCAATCATACATCGCAATTTGCAGAAGGGAATGAACCTTGTGGATTTTCAAAGTGAAGTGTTTGACATCATTCATACGTTTAGTGGACAAGCAAATAAAATCGTTGTCAATACAGTATTTATTGACCTTGTAGATGACTTAGAAACAGGCTTGTTTTTATCACAACTTGTATATTGGTCAGATCGTACAACAAGAGAAGACGGTTATTTTTATAAAACAGATAGCGAGTGGCATAAGGAAATTCGAATTAGTAAATACGGTGTACGAAAAGCAAGAAAAAAACTAGTGGAAATGGGAGTTCTAACTACTTATGTAAAAAAGGCGAATGGAATTCCGACTGTACACTACAAGCTAGATAAAAAGCGTTTTTTCGAAATGATCATTTCCTTTTTGCGAAATCGAAAAAAGGAAAGTTCGAAATCGAAAGATGGAAATTGCGAAAACGAACTTTCTTTAACAGATATTACTACAGATACTACTACAAATATAGATGATGTAGATAGGCACCCCTTGATTGACGAAGAATTCCAAAAAAGTTATCAGTACTTATTGCAGAACAATATTCCGCTAAGTGAAACAGCTCTGCAAGATTTGGGAGAGTTTTGTGATGTGCTAGGAAGTGAAATGGTGGTAGAAGCTGTGGATCGAGCGATTGACCAAAATGCAAAACGCTGGAAGTATATCAGCGGTATTTTATCCAATTGGCAGAAGAGTCATGTCAAAACAATGGCGGATGTCATGCATCTGGATGAAACGTATAAAAATCAAAAAGGCGGTGTGGAACATGCAGCACGTGGGAGACGCAATGGCGGACATTATCAAACGGGCAGAAGCTATGAGGAAGAGGTTGCAAGCCGAGAACGAAACATGCCAAGTTACATCAAACGCGTATAAGTGCGTAACATGCCAGGATACGGAAGTACTGTTTTACGAAGAAGTCAATGAATTTGGAATGAGGGTATCGGTGCAGAAGGATTGTTCCTGTAAGGTACAAAGAGTAATCGAACGAAGGTTGAAGAATGCAATGATTCCAGAAGAGTTTGCACAAGCGAGATTTGATTCTTACAAACAGGAGACAGAAAACCAAAAAGTGTTGTATGAAACCATCGTAAAATATTTGCGTAATTTTGAAGAAATCAAGGGAACGAAACAAAATAGCTTAGGCTTTATCGCAACGTTTGGTGAGCTCCGCATTAAACAGTTAGAACCATCCAAAAAGGCACAGGCAAAGCGGGAACATAACAGTTTTGGTCTTGGAAAAACACATTTGCAAGTGGCGGCAGCAAAATATCTCATGAAGCAAGGATATAGCGTATTACTAATTTCGGATGGAACGTTCATGGATGATCTTATTGCAGCAAAGATGATGAATGATGACAAAAAAGAATTTAATCGCTTATTACATGCCGCAAAGCAAGTAGAAGTTCTAGTGTGGGATGACTTAGGTAAATCCAAATGGTCAGAAGCGAAAGAAAATTTGTACTACCAAATCATTGATTATCGAAACCGTCATAATTTGCCGATTTTGTATAGTTCGAACGAAGATGACGAGACATTAGGAGAAAAAATTGGGTTTGCAGCAAATAGTCGTTTAAAGGGCATGAGCAAAGACTATATGGTTGCAGTTGAAGGCGAAGATTATCGGGAGAAAGTGTGAGCGGAACTGAGTAAATACAAAAATAAAAAAGTTGATTTGGACGGTCATGTTTTCGATTCAAAAGCCGAAGCGAATTATTATGAGTGCTTAAAAATACGCCATGTCAAGGGTGAAGTAGAAGGATTTGAATTACAGCCTATCTTTAAGTTACAACCCGCGTTCAAGAAACAGGATAAGAACTTTCAAGCCATTACATACATAGCGGACTTCTTGGTTTACTTGCCAAATGGTGAGGTAGAGGTCATAGACATAAAAGGCATGATTACGGAAACGTTCAACGTAAAAAGAAAGTTGTTTGAATATAAATACCCGCACTTACAACTCATATTGCTGAAGCATGTGACGAAATACGGTGGGTTTATCACGTTGGATGAGTACAGCAAGTTACAACGAGCGGAGAAGAAAGCGAAAAAACAGAATAAAGGAAAATAAGGGAGCGGATCATAATGGCATATATCGAATTCAAACCGGTGTTGAAGAAAGTGAACTTAAAACCAGATGGGAAGAAAGAAATCGTGTTAGAAGTAACGGATTCCTCGTTGCAAGGGAAATTGGATTCTTTGTCTGAAATGATTGATGCGAAAGTGTTTGTTTCGCTAGAGTCTATGCAAGTTAATTTCAATGTCACGATTAATGCCAAGACAAATGAACCAGTTACACAGTACGAAGTCGATGAGAAAGGAATTGTACAAGAGGTAAAATCAATGTTTGAGCAAATAGAAGCGGATTTAGATATGCAAAAAGAAAAGATGCAGACTCGTGAAGAAAAAGAACAAGCAGACCGTGAGGTAATCGATGCTTTTATCATCAGTGGTTTAGCGCCAAACTTTGAAGGTATGCCAAATAAACTCCCGGATATTGTAAAACGCCGTCTCGAGGGAGAATCGTATGTAAAGCTGGCAAATGAACTAAGTATGTCATCCGGTCAAATTATCGAGACAATCGATGAATACCGTAAGCGTGTAGCGCCATTAGCAATCAAGTGGCACGAGTGGAAAGAACAACAACCAGAAACGACAGAGACAGAAAAATTTGAAATCGTAGATGAGGACAAGCCATTCGATGAAGCTTGATAAGAAATCCGTTCGGATTCATATATTAAATCTACAAGATGAAAACTGTGTAGGATGTAAGAAAGTGCCGGTATACGGGAAGTCAGGAAATCGCAAGATCTCCTGGTGTACGGATAACTGTGAGATTGGAAAACAAGTGAAACAATTCGGTGATACCTTGCTGGAAGGGAGAAATGAGATGATGGCGGAAGAGAGAAATTGGGACGTATTATGTGAGAAGGCGGAGAAGTTACGAGAGGAGAAATTATCTTGGGCAAAAATTGCAGACCGTCTTGGTGTGAGTGAAAGCACATTGTATCACAATGTTGCAAAACGCAGAGAGAAAAAAGAGGGGGCAAAAAGACGTCTAGGGGCTTCGATGGTCAAAAAGAATATAAAACCAGTAGTCAAGGAAGAAAAAATTTCCAAAAAAGAAACAGGACATTCTCGTGAAGGGAATCATGAAATACCTCAGATGAAATTACAAGTTGAGCTAGAAAAGTTGAAAAAACAACTCCAAGATCGTGAGGAAGATTACACGACCTTACTCAATGAATGCAATCAGTTAAGCGAAAAGAAATGGGAAGTGGAAGCGGAACTACGAAAAACTCAAATTAGAATCGGCGCAGCAGAGGAAACAGCTGAAATGGAACGGAAGCACCGCTTGGAATGTCAAGCAAAAGTGCAAGCATTAGGCATCGCATTGAAAGCTGTATTGTAGGTGAGGAACATGAAACTCACCAGAGAAGAACGTATACAGCTTACCTATCAAATCGGAGATATCATCGAACAGAACTGTAGACGGTGTTATTACAATCGTTCAGATGATGCAAGTTTCAGTATCAACATTTGTGTTAATTGCCCGACTGGTCAGGAGTTACGCCAGTTGGGTAGGTATTTTGATACGGAGCCGAGACAGCGCGGAGGGAAACCAGGAAATATTCCAGAGGGATTAACACCAGCGCGTGTACGAGAACTGAATGAACAAGGGATATCAGATAAAAGGATTGGCATAATGTTTCAGCGGAGTCCTTCTTACGTTGGGAAATTGAAAAATAAATGGAGAAAGCAAGGGTTATGGCAAGGGCTGAATCAGGTGGCTAAAAAATCGAAGAAGCGGAAAACGGGCGAACGAAACGTTAGCCCGTTCGAATAGCGATAAACGGACGAAAGAGGATGGGTGGGCATTTTGTTCAGTAGCTATTTTACATCAAATGCTTTTGTAAAATGAAATGGAAGATACATAAAATCGTTCATTCAACATTTTTATAGAAAAGGGGAACTGAAAAATGAAGCAAATGCAAACATTCGCACATAACATGTTCGGTAATTTAGAGGTCTTCATTCAGGATGGAAAAGAGTATTTTCCTGCGACAGTTGTTGCGAAAGTATTAGGATATACGAATCCCACAAAAGCGGTGAGAGATCATTGTAAAGAGGACGGGGTAACGTTTCGTTCGGTGGTTATTCCAGAGAAAAATCAAACCGTTGAAAAGAAATTTATCAATGAACCGAATCTATATCGTTTAATCGCTAGATCAAAACTTCCACAAGCAGAACAATTTGAAAAATGGGTATTTGAAGAAGTACTCCCAAGCATTCGAAAACACGGGGCTTACATGACGCCGCCTACGATTCATGCGTTACTACAAGATCCTGATTTACTCATCGTTTTGGCGTCTCAACTCAAACACGAACAACAAGCTAGGCAAATGGCCGAACAAAAAAATCTCATGTTAATACAGCAAGTCGCAGAGCATGCATCTAAGATTACATATCTCGATCAAATTCTTCAGTCAAAAGATACGGTAACCGTTTCACAAATTGCAGCTGATTACGGGGTATCGGCAGTTCGATTAAATAAAATCTTAAAGGATGAAAAAATACAGTACAAAGTAAACAACCAATGGCTTCTGTATGCGAAACATCAAAATAAAGGGTATACGAAATCCCAAACAATTGATGTCACGCATTCGGATGGAAGTAAGTCCGTAAAAATGAATACACGATGGACGCAAAAGGGTAGGTTGTTTATCCATGAGATGTTAACAAAACGAGGCATTATTCCGGAAATGGATAGGGAAGCAGTTTGAATTTTGTTTTGAAAAACCGGCTTTATAAAATAGGGCGAATTTGCGTTTGAATCTTTTGGGAATATCATAGATATCAAACGGGTTAGAATGCGTCTAAAGGAATGCAGGGGTGTTTAAATTAGAAAAGGGATTGCGAATAAAAAGAGGAACTCTGCTATGAGAGTTCCAATAGGAGACCTGAAAAAATTAGAATCAATGGGTTTATAGTATGTGTATGTTTTCATTATTTATACAACAAAATAACAAAGCAGCTAGCAAAAAAAGCTAACTGCTCAGTTGATGAAAGGAATATGAATATGCTTCTTACACCTTCAGACATTGCGGGCTATATATCAAGCCTATGAATAGTATGAGTTAATTTTTTTCTTTTTATACGTAAAAAAATAAAACGAGCACTTGTGCTAGAAATTGTAAAAGGACACTTTCGAACTGTGCCCTTTTACGGAGTGGTAGACATAACGAAGGAGTTTCAGAAAATAAAAGGAATGAGTATCACCTCAGAACAAGTGACTACATCTATAGTATATGAATGTGTTATGGAATGGTGATCATGCAACGCACAAAAACAGCTAGCCCAGCTAACTGCTTTTGTGTTGCGACTAAATTGGGAGAATTTAATCAAGATTTTGCAAGGAAAAGAAGAAAATTTCACCTGATAGAGGCTTGTCTATAGTATGACCGGGGCTAAATATTTTATGCAGGAGGGTATCGATGAATCAATTATCTTTTTTTACCTATATCGATGAGAAAGAAATCCGCCCTTTTGTGATAGAAGAATTGAAGAAATACAAGGTGTTACGTGTTCGGTTTCAGAATCAGCGAGAACGAATAGAGAAAGGTGCAGACATCCTATTTCCGGAATTACGAAAGATAGATGTTCATGAACTGAAGTACAGACAATTACATCGTGCGTTTGAACATGCGCTAGATCAAGATGAACAACGTATATTGGAAATGAAATATATGAGTGCGACAGAGTTAAATGATGATTACATCTATACGATATTAGGGATGAAAAGAGGTAAGTTTTACCGGAAAAGAAAGTCAGGAATTCTTAACTTCGCGACAGCCTTAGAAATGATTTAAAAAAATAATGGAACTTTTGGGGTACTGTTTGGGGTACTAAATCGGGTACCTTTTTTATGTGGAATCGAAGGTACGATATTCTTACAGCGACTGTTTGAAAGACAGTGAATTGTGGGGATAGCGTATCCGCCATCATGTGGAGTGATGGGAGTGGGCCCCATTATCAAAACGTTACCGGAGAACGGGCATGGGCGGTAGGAACCCGCGACTGGACGAAAAGACTAAGTTAAATATATCCCCAAGAGGGCTGTGATTCTGCTTAGAGGAGCGGTCAGCTTGTTTTGTTTATAGATTTATTTATGTAGCAAAGAGCTTATATCATATATGCTCTTTGCAAATTATATATTAAGAACCATACCAATTACGGTGGCTTTCAATTAAGGCATCGTGTGCAGCGTCCCAATCATTCACGGAGTAAGCGTAGTCATAGTTCATCATGCATTTGATGCCACTACCAGAAGCATCATGCGATAATCCGTAATTGTGAGACCATTCATGTTGAATTGCATAAGGAGTAGAGGTTGTCCCTTGATCGAGCACAACGCTAATGCCACTTTGAGGTGCGGAAGAATAGACATAAGCAATGCCGCCAGCTGTAAATTTACTATCTTTGGTAAAACCAATTACGAAGTCGTATTGTGTATTGTTTTTCCATTTGGTATTTAAATCTGCTAAAAGTGCACTACTATTTACGCCATCGGATTTCCAATTCGCATATCCTGTCACAACAAAATTAATACTATGCTCGGCCCAGAAACTATTATCTGCTTTTTCTACCATTTGTGCAGTAATGGTTTTCCAATCGGGATGAGCAGCGCGATATTCTTCATCAGCGGCGATTAAAAGAGTAACGGTACGAGTGGGAGCTAAAGTATGAAACAGAGAATTGGAATTTTCGATGTCAGAAAGCCGAAAATTACCAAGAGAAGAGGTCTCTTTCTGGCTCACTTTTGGCAAAGTATCTCCTATGAAGGGTTGTTTGCTAGGAATGGTTTGCTGATGGATATCTATTTCTTGTGCAGAAACAGAAGTAAAAGGTACCAATAAAAGTGCACTACATGCTAAAGCCGTAATCATTCTTGTAAGATTCAAATGTTTGTCCTCCTAATAAAATAAGGTTGTTCAAAAATATTATATAGAGATTTATTTATATTGGTGATAGGACAAGCACCTCATTTAGAAAAGATGTGTGTAATTTTGAGAAAGCATCCATAGCGGGTGCTTTATATTTTTAGGAGGATGAAAGATGAATTCACTACAAAGGGTAACACAAGAAATACAACAAGGAATGGATAATGGAGAACTTAGGATTAATAAGATTTATAGTGAATGTGATGGAAAAGAAGTTAAATATGTTATTGATGTTTTAGAAGTAGATAATGAAGAAACAAAGAATGCAGTATCAGTCAAAGTAGAAGTTGATACAAAAGAAGCGAATGAAAACATTAAGGAATTAACTACTTTAGCTAATGAGTGTGTCGAAGCTTTCGAGAAGTTAGAAAAGGTGATGGAACGTTTTGAAAAGAAACCTGAACAGACTTTCATTCCAACTTTTAAACCTGTAATAGACGGAAGGGCATTAGCGGGTGCCATTATAAGAGGAACACAAGTGTAATTAAACCAATAGCAATTACGAGGAGTGAGGACAAATGCAAGTCTATTGTTCAAACTGTAATAAAGAGTACGACATGCAACCGCAAGTAGTACAGCTTTCTAATCTTGTTGAGAAGTGTTACTTCACATGTCCTCATTGTAGCAAGGAACATGTTGCTGCATATGTGAACGATAAGATTCGTAAGCATCAAGCAGATATAGCGAAGTATCATGAACGGATTAATAAAAACAATCTTGCTATTGAGGATGAAATGAAACGATTAAGGAAGAGAATGGAAGATGCCAAGTAAACCATTCAAGCCGTGTAAGTCCTTAGGTTGCAATGAACTGACACGGGATACGTATTGTAGTAAGCATCAAGATAAAATACTGGAGACCACAAGATACTATGACAAACACATACGAAACAAAAGTTCACGTTCATTCTACAATTCAAGGCTGTGGAAGGATATGCGTGGGCTTATTTATCGTAGAGATCATGGCTTATGTGTTCAATGTAGAAGCAATGACATCATTAAGATAGGTGATGTAATCGATCACATCATTCCGATTCGAGTGGATTGGTCAAAGCGATTAGAACCAACGAATTTACAAACGCTTTGTCACGCTTGCCACAACAAGAAAACAAAAGAAGACGAGAAGAAAAACAGAAAATGA